TATCCAATAAGTTCTATCTTTTCTGCTTCCAAATAATGGATGAGCTGAAAAACATTTTAAAACCTCTGATAATGGTACTTGCGCCTCATTCCACTTAAAAATTAAAGTACCATTAGGTTTTAAAACCCGCATACATTCATTAAATCCTTGCTTTAATTCTTCTTTCCAATTTTCGGGCAGCTGTCCATATTTTTTTCTTAACCAAGAATTTTGTCCGGCCCACCGTAAATGAGGGGGGTCAAAAACAACAATATAAAATGAATTATCAGCAAAAGGCATATTCTTAAAGTCGGCCACAATATCAGGTTTTATTTTTAATTCACGTCCATCACATAAAGTGGTTGTTAATTCTCTATTATCCATATAAATTGTTTCTGAATTTTTTTTATCAAACCAAAACATACGAGAACCACAACAAGCATCTAATATTTTCTTCATTTTTCCAAAATACTCCTTATCTACTCTTTGTGTATATGTAAATAAAAACTAAAATTGCAATTAAATCTAACGGTATACCTTTTGTCAAATTAATCATTTAATATCCCTTCCACTTTTTCTATGATTTCATAAGTTGCAGCTTCTCTTTTTACCGGATCTTTTATTGACTGGTAATAAAGATTTTGCGCAATACTTTTTATCTCTTTCAGAGCCTGTTTGTAATCTTTGCATTTTTCTTCTGCAAGTTTATCAATTTGCTCCTCATAGACTTCTGCCATTGCCTCGTATGTGTAATTTGCGTATGACATCATTCCGTTAGAAACAAGCCATATCATCTCGCGCATCCGCTCCGCAACATCACAAGTGCTGCATAAATCTTCTGCAACTTCTTCTTGTAAATCGGGATCCACTTCAAAGTTTTCACAATTTTCAACCACGTCATTTTGGATACCGTCAATTTCACATATCAGGTAACACCCGTCTTTGATATAACTGTTTTTACAGTTTGCACAATTCTTTTGCATCTATTCCTCGCTTTCGCTTTCAAGCCATTGTAGTTGATTATTAATACTTATTTCTAATGGTGGATAGTTAATAGCTTTTAATTTTAATGCTTGTAAAGCTCCGTCAATGACTGCTCTTGCAAACAAAGCGTGGTGTCTTGCCATTTCATCAATGCTCATAGCTTTTATTTTTTCAAAGTTATTCAAAACGGCAGCTCCTTTCCATCTTCAAACAACCACAGCAGGGCTTCACGCATTGCTTTTTGTGTTTTGATTTGTTCTTCTCTCTCTTCAATTTCCGCATTTCTTATTGCTTCAGATTGGGGATTGCAGCTTTGATATGTGGTGTTTTTTCTTATCTCTTCCATAATCGCAATGTTCTCAGATAGATTTGCGATTTCTTGTACAATTTCTCGTTCAGTTTTCATATTTAAACCCTCTTATTGTAACCATTACATAATCTGTTTCCGCATATAGTTTGTGGACTTCACCGTCAACTATTGCTTTATCGTCGGGCCATGCGATTCCGTTCAAAGCATCACATATATTTTTGCTTATATTATCCCAGTCGGGTTTTTTATCGGGCCTGATGTAGCCATTTAATGCTAATTCTCGTTTTTTATTAGAGAAACTATCCGGAACTTTCATATATACAAGAATTTTAATTTCCAAATAGTATCCGATTAATTCACTTGGTATGTGTTCAGGGTATTTGCTGCAAAAACAATCTTTAACCCAATTTGCATAATTAATAACATCTTTCGGTGTATATTTCCGCATGAAATTACCGATTTGTGCAAATTTAACACTTTGCTTTGCTTTTACTTGGCCCATTACCCGGAATTTATAAAACTTTTCTTTTTTGTACATAGCTACCCCCATTGTTCTGCCATTGCTTCTGCAATACCTTCAAATGTTTTACTCCGTATTTTTGCCCTTTCCGCAGGCGGCAATTTAAACGTTTCATAATGAAGCCTGCTGTCAGTTTTTCCTGATTTGTGTTTTATAATATCGGGTTCAATAATATTAGTTGGTTTTAATGGTGGCAAACCTTTTAACCATAAACAAGTTGCTTTGCGTTCCGGGTGTCCGAATTGATAAGGTTGTATTATTTGGTCAGGTTTTCTGTAATATGTACTCATTACACCAATGGGGTTTTCAATTGCCACTTTATCGCAGTAAAACAAAGAACCCACAAACTCCATAAAAAATTCAATTGCTTTTTGCCTGTGATATCTTCTTATAATTGCTTTATCGCCGTATTTATCAACGTTATAATATTTATTTGCTGCAACCGTTAAATAGGTGCATGGCGGATGTGCAATAACCAAATCCCAATCTTCGCCAAGATGTTTAAGAACGTCATCTTTTATATGCCATTCGGGATGTCCGCCGGAGCATTCTAATATATCGCAGCTGTAGGCTTCGTGTCCTTTGTTTCTAAATGCTATGCATACTCTTTGACTTTCTTCACAAGCTATTAATACTTTCATTAATACTCCTTTTTAAAAAAAGAGAGGGCGGTGAGAGTTGCCCTCTCGAATAAGTGGATTGTTCTAAATTTTAAGAAAACGAGAGGAAATCGGAAGATTGACTTCCTCTCATTAGAAAGGAAATTAGGCTTCATTTTCGCCTGTTTCTGCTTTATCCCCAATATCTAATTTGGTTTGAAAGTGTGTAATTTTATTTTCTAATTCTTTTATTTGCTCTTTATCGTTTTTAATATCGTTTTCGTTTGCCGTTATTGTTGCTCTGTGTTCGCTTGCAAGCGTTTTATAATCTCTTAATAACGATTCAAAAGCAAATACTGTTTCAAGGTTTTTAATTTCGTTTTTAATTTCTTTAATATCGTTTTTGTCTGTATATGTTTTTATGGCTTCTTTGATGAAGTTTTCCATACCGTATATTGACTCTATACAGAAGGTTTCAACAGTGTGTTCTATAATTTCAGCTTTCTTTGTTAATTCTGTATTTGACATTTCAAGTAGTTTTATTTCTTCCTCAAGAGCAATTTTTTTATTTGCATATTTTTTCTGCTCGTCAACCGGCTCTGCTTCGATTGCTTTTTCCTCTAATTCTACAGCTTCCTCTTTTGTCATTTCTTCTGTTTCCCCTTCTAAAAATTCTCTTACTTCATCCGATAAATCTTCCGCTTTTAATTGCTGCGGATGTCTTTCTAAATCTTGCTTTTTAGCCATTTTTTCTCTCCTTTTCGTTAAATACTTCTACCCTTATATTGTTTATTTCTTTTTTAAGTTCATCTCTCAAAAACTCTTGAAAAAATGAGCTTTTCCCATATTTTTTGTTTAATTCAATTAATTCATCTCTTGTCAATTTATACCCCCAGTCTTTGTTGTTGCTGACTTTCCATAAATGTCCCGATTTTGTCTTCTATCTTTTGAGTATCGGCATTATAATTAAATTTAAGTTCGCATCTGCCGCCTGTATGTCGGCTCTTGGGAATAATAATCGTCATACTATCGTTAGGCAAAGTCGGGTTATAATATGCCTCCCTGTACACAAATAAAATAGTGTCGGCATCCTGCTCAATCTTTCCGCTATCTCTTATGTCGGATAATACAGGCTTTTTAATTTTTCGCTCTTGCTTTATACGGTTTAATTGCTGTGCTACAACAAACGGTTTATTTACTTCATTTGCTATCAGTTTTAAATCTCTTGAAATAGCACTAACCTGCTCATATACAGAGCCTCTGACGTCGCTTTTAATTAAGCCGAGATAGTCAATAAATACAATGTCGGCATCGGAGCTGCTGACTATATTTCTAATATCTGCCGTTGTTAAGTCGTATTTAGTGCAAACTTCAATTTGTAATTTTTTGAAATCTTCCCCTGTGGCATAACCGGAATATTTTTTTATTTCCCAGTTATCCATTGTAAATTTTCTGAATTTTTCGGAATTAATACCGGTTCTGCTTGCAATTATTCTGTTTTGTAATTGTCTTAACGGCATTTCAAGACTAAATAATAAAACTTTAATCCCTTTTTCAGCCATGTTGGTGAGTAAATTTAACATAAAACACGTTTTACCCATTCCGGTTGCACCTGCTAAAATAATCAAATCTCCGCCGAACAGGTTGCCTATTTTAGCATCTAATTGTGGGTAATAGGTTTTTATCGGTTTACTTTCCCATTTATCGAAATATTCCATTACAAGCTCGCCTGTTTTTGAAGAAATCGAGCAAACATCATTTTTTATGTAATATTTTTGTTCAAGGTTTTTTATCTTTTCAAATTCTTCATCCGTTATCGCTTCCCTGCGTAACTTCAAGGCCCAGTTTTGAACGAGTTTGTTAACATAATAATCAGCATCGTAATTTGTTATGTATTCCTCATTAAGCTCTAATAAATATTTTTTTATTAGTTCGTTTTTGCTTTTTGCAATAATTTCTACAACATCAAGCTTTATATTCTCACCGTTTTTAATGCATTTTTGAACCGCCTGTATTGCTTTAAAAATTTCTTTGTGAGATGTTTTTGTGAACATTTCCGGGCATAAATGGTTTAATATAAAATCTTTCTTTTTATAGTTCTCTCCGCCTACTATACGCAACAAGACATTTTTTTCAAAGTCTTCTTGTAAGCGTGCATCTACCGGTGTATTATCCAATTCCATAGTTATAAACTTCTTCCTCTTCTACCTTTTGTTTTTCTGCAATAGGATTCGTGCTGAATTTATTACGCTCCCAATTTCTAACAGCAGCTTTCCAGTCTTTCATTTTATTTTTGCCAATCATCCAACCTTTTGAAGAATAATAATCATAGAAATGCTCAGCATTAATATTATTCTTTCTTTCAATACAATAATTTTTAATTTCTTCTAAAGAAGGTATTATAAAATTTTTATTTTTTGTTTCCCCTAATAATATATTATTTACATTATTATCATTATTAGTTAGTGTTATCTGTGTGTTATCTGTGTGTTGCTTGTATGTTATTTGAGTGTTAATTTGCGTGTTATTCGGTTGATACAAATTGTAATTATTTACGATTATTACTGAATAACGGCTTGTTGAATTGCATGTTATTTCGTGTGTTAATTTTAGCTTTTTTATAGCAGTTCTTACTTGCATTTTTGTTAAACCCGTTTCAAATGCAAGATTATCAAGGCTTGTTATGAAAGAACCTCTTTTAATTTTTATTCCCTGCCAACTTTTATCTTTGAAATTTGCTTTTAAAAGGCAATGCATAAATAACTTAAATGTATTCACATCTGTGTACCATTCCCAGTCAGTTATGCATCGCCATAAACTAACAAATCCTGTATTTACTCTTTCGATATCATCATTAAGCATTAGCTGTTTGTTCTTTCTTCTCTAAACTTTCCACTTCAAACTTTAAATATGGTTTTTTGCCGTTTACAACTTTTGTTTGTATTAAATATTTCGGACTGAAATACATCTTCTCTTGCAGAGGGAATAATTCTTTTAATACATCCAATGTCGCTTGATAATCGTTCTCAACAGCTTTATATATCGGTCTTACAGTTGCGGCTTTGTAATATTTATCAACTGCTTCTAATATGCTTTTATTCTCAATAACCGCACCAATAGAGCCTTTTAAGTCCGTTATACAAATATGCTCATATTTGCAGCCTTTACAAACTTTAAGGTCATATTCAATTCTGTCCGGATATTTCATTTGTGCTATTAGAGCGTTTATTTCTTCCATTTTTTCTAATTCGGTCATTTCGTCACAGCAGGCAATGTCATCAATATCCGATTGAATACCTTTTATCTTTTTAACGTATTTTTTTATTTCTTTGCCACGTTTAACAAGCTCGTTCCAATACTGCTCATTAAATTTGATAGTATTTCCGCCGTCAAAGTCTTTTATAATCTTTATTGCCCCGGTTGATTTGTTTTTTACTAAAAAATATCCTTCAGGGTAAAACCACAAATCATTTTTAAGATAAATCTGCATCTGACCATAATATTTGCGTGTCCAAGGATATTTTTGAAAGTCCGCAACTGTATTTACTGCGTTATAAACAGTATCGGACATTGATTTTATTTCCACCGGAAGAAAAGCACCTTTGCCGTTGTTATCTTCTACAACAGCAACACAGTCAAGTTTTCCTGTTATGTTTGCATCCGCAATTTTTATTTGTATTTGCAGGTCTTTTATTTTTATTCCTGCGTTCTGAAGGTCTAATAAAAGCCTGTCTTCCTGATTGTTACCCTCGTTAAAGATTAGCAATAAATCTTCTTCTGTTTGTTTTGCTTCTTCCCAATTACATTGCTGATATACTAAATATCTTGTGCAATCGTGAGCCGCTTCCGAAGCCCATAAACTATTACAGGCATATTGTTTTGTTTTTTCACCGATAATTTTTTGTTTTATCGTATCGGCAATGTTGGGAAATTCCGATTCTCTAATAACACCGTTTTCGTATGGATTATTCATTGTCAGCATTTTGTGCATCCTTTTCAAATTCCTTGTATTTTTCGTCTACTTTCTTAATCAAGTTAGGCAGCATTTTTTCAGAAACTTTATTTATATCTGTATATCCGTCAAACATAGTGCCGTCTTTCTTTTCAAAAGAAGTAAGTTTTTGAAGTGATTTTTTAGCAAGGTCAATATTTCCGTTGCAAATTTCAACAATTTTGTTCCATACTGTTTTCTTTTTATCCATTGTGTCGGTGCTGTCTGCCCCTTTATTACCGCTGAAAGTAAAACCTTTACATTTACTGCGGTCAATTCCTGCGGCTTCTAATTCTTCCCAAGTAAAATCTAAACCCAAGAATTTTTTAACAAGTCTTTGAATCAGATTTGCTCTTGCCTTTTCTCTAACTTTGGATTCCGGGAGTGCGTTTGCATTTAATACTTTTTTATGTTTTTTGCCGTTTTCGTCTTCTGTCCATTCAACATTCTGATATTGACTATACCAATCATCAAATGAGCAGCTTGAGCCTTCCTGAACTTCATAATCTTGCTCTCTTCCGGTGTAATAAATGCGGCCCGTCAAATAAATTGTGTATTTATTATTAGTTTGGTCTTCGATAACTTTTTCATAATCAATTCTGCCGTCATCAGTTTCATTCAGCTTTATAACCAAACCCATAATTTTTGAAATACGCTCACAAGCTAAATGGTCAAAATACGGCTTGCCGCTAAAGTCTGTGATGTTACAAGGTGATACTACCCTTGTTAACGCTGTTAGCATACCCTTTGTTAAATCTGCTCTTTGTGCTACTTTTGCAGGATCAGGCATTAATTGAAAATACTCATTCACCGCCACAATGCCTGTTTGTTTTGGCTCTTCTTCAAGAACTGCCAGTTCATTTACTTGTTTTGTTTCTTCCATTCTTTTGTCCTTTCGTTATTTAGTAAAAAAATGCGTGGTGTACACGAAATTTATGATAGTTAGCCATGTGAATATGCAATTAATCTGCCACGCCAGATTGTTTTAACTTTTTATATAAAAAATCTATTTTGCCCTCTTTTTTTAGCCTTTTAATATCACGACTCGCTAAGTCGTAAGCTAAATCCTGCGGACACATCTGCATCAAGTCGTAATAATAATAGAATGCATTGTCGTGCAGCTTTTGTATTTTTTTCTGATAGAATTTGCCACGATAATAAGCCATTAAACTAATCTTTCTATCTATAAAAACAAATAGCTTTGCTATTAAATATGCTGTTATTGCCGTTCCTGATAAAATTAAAAAATTCATCATTATTCAAACACCTCAATTCCTAGTTTGTTTAAAAATTTAATTGCATCTTCTACTGTGTCCAATTTAACATTTAAATTTAGATCAATTGCCTTTGAAATAGCCAAGAATCTTAAATTTGATTTGGGGATTGTTAATATTTTTTCGTTAATTTTTAATTTAAACATTTTAATTTCCTTCCTTTTTTGCACTGCAAACTAAGCCCTTGAATAAATATTCGGTGCTGTTTGCGATTTGATTTTCAACTGAACAATGCTTAAACTGCTTTTATTTTGCTTAAATCACAATTTTCTAATACTAATCTTCTTAATATTTCACTTCTTGAGGTTCTTCCTCTTTTTTTATCAATCTTCTCAACCAATGAAATTGGAAGTGCAATATTTACTGTAATTTTTCTTTCGTTTTCCATAACTCTCCTTTACATTTATTAAACTAATTTTTACTTTCGTTTATCTTTGTGTTATTTTTTGTGTTATTAGTTAACTAACTATTTTATAGTTTGTTAACCCAATAAGTATATATTACAACTTTTATAATTTTATGTCAACAAAAATAATCACAAATAAACAAATAAAAAGAGAAAAGGCTTGAGTTATGCTATTAGACGATAAAATCAACGCTTTACAAATTGAAACAAAACAAAAAATTACATATAAAAAAATTGCCGAAGTATTGGGATTAGGCAGTGGACAGGCAGTTCAAAACAGAATTACAAGAAAACAAGAATTAAAAAAATGGGAAGAATTGTTACTTGATGATTATTTTTTAAATAACAACATTAATAATCAAAGTGTAACAAATAAAACTTCTAAAATAAAAAAATATGATATTATTGAGATTGATTATTGGGAATTTACCCCGGAGGAAATGAAAAACCCAAAATATCCCTTTGTAATAGCACAGAGAAGTTCTATTGAAGAATGGGGAAATAAACTGTGTATTGTTGCGATGAACGGCGATAAAATGGCAGATTATTGGTATAAAATTCGCAACAACGATGTCTTAATAATAGATCTAAATGAAACAAGGGTAAACGCAAACGGAAGCGGCGTGTATTTCGCAACAAGCCGCAATAATTCAAAGTTTTGGATAAGAGAAATGACCGAGTTAATAGATGACGGCATTGAGTTTAAAGCCTATGCACCGTCGGGCCAAACAGTAAGACAATTAACAAAACAACAACTTCAAGAAGCTGACTTTAAAATAATTGGTAAAGTCATAAAGAATGTGAGCTTCCGATTATAATGGGAATATTTGATTTTTTAAATAGAAAAGAAACTAAAGAAAATGATTTGATTATTGACGCGTCTAAAGATATGCAGCAAATAATAAAAGATCTCAGTAAACATTATAAAGATGTTTGCAATTATCCTGAAGCATTAAACATTAATGAAAAAGATCGCAAGGTTATTTTTAAACAACTATGGGAAAGTTGGAATCTTCATTTTGACTATGAAAAATTTGCCGATAAATATCCGCAATATGATAGAAAAGAAATGCTATATATTGCAACTAAAGAGCATGGGCGCATAAACTGCCTTTATCATCAAAAAAAATATATTGAAACTTGGGAAAAAAGCGGATATAAAGGCTTAGTTGTATTCAATATGAATTTTTGCCCCTTTGTTATATTCAATTCAAATAATGATTTGTGCTTGATTTATGATATGCACAAAGTTTTTGATTGCAAATGGATAGAAAAAAACGGCAAAGAATGGATTGAGCGGACGTCATTTAGAATACTTATGAAAAAATTTAAACCAGAAGATCTTAAGATATATAATTTTTGGGCAAACGGTGAAATTAAGAAGCTAACGCCTGAAGAGTTTTTAAGCTGGCTTAAAAAGTATAATATTGATTATCCGCTCTATTGACTTAAGCCAAGTTAGCTTTTAATTCTGCCTTAAAACATTCTCGCCGGAAGCACGTTGTGAAATAAGCACCTTTAACTCTAACCTGTGGGTCTTTACACAAACACATTACTTTCCACGCAATAACGGGGTTTCTTTTTACCACAGCACGTGGATTGAAAACTCTCCATTGTTCCAGTTGATTTACCAAATAAAACCAGTCACTTTTTGATAATAACTGTTGTTCTTCCTCATGACATGAATCATGACATATAAGGGTATTATTACCCTCATGACATAATCCATGACTTATCATGTCATGATCATGATATGAGTTTAAATTTTCGTTTTGTTCATTTTTGTACATATCCCAAAGCTCCTCTCCAAGATTTTAAGTAAAAATAACCATTACAAACTTGACCTATGACATCGGAGCTGATACAATAATATTGGATTTACATTATTGAGTCTTTGCTCCGGCAAAGGCTTTTTATTTTTATTAACTTGTTAAGAAAAATTAAAATTGCATGCCTTTTTTAATTTCTCTGTATTCTCATGTTAAATTGCATGTTATTA